ACAAGGATTACGGCGAGACCGGACTGAACTGGCTCTCCGATTTCACGTTCGGGTCCCAAACCGCGAGTGAAGCCGCCAAACAGTTGGGCATGTCCACATCCCAGCTGACGAAAATCGTGCAGAACGGAGGTTCGGCATACGACAATCTTCAAAAGAAACTGAATGGTGTTGTCGAGGCCGGGACTACGTATGACACGACCGGCACCGGCATTGGCGCAATCATGGGCGACAACGCGAAGGCCGCGGGCAAACTGTCCACGAACCTAGAAACCTTGAAAAAGGATATGCGCGAACAGATCAAAACCACGGCCGAAGCGAACGGGTATGATAAGAAATACGTCGATACTCTTATGAGTCTCGGCAACGCTACCGACTTTATGACGTTGAAGGCCAAGAGCGCTACAGAACAGCAGGCCGACTACGTGAAGGCCGGTGAGCTGGTGGTACAGGCTCAGGAGAAGCAGCGTAATGCCGCCATCCAGTTGGCCAACACACAGTCCTCCTATCAGAAGGTTCTTTCTTCGATGGGCTCCGCCATGGAGAAGGTGCAGGAGCTTGCCAAGGATAGTTCGGATATCTGGGATGCTCAAGCTAAGTCGTTCAACTTCACCAAGGAAGCCGGTCGCACCGCCTCCGACGCCTTGTCGAATCTCGCCACAAGCGCGAACGACTACTTGACTGCGATGATCGACTCCGGCGCTCCTGTGGATAAGGTTATCGAACAGCAGAAGAAACTGTCCGGCGACCTGTCGAACACGGCCAACCAGTTGACCGGCAACGCCGAAGGCGCAAGCGACTACGCGAACAGCCTGCTGATGACCCCTGATGAGATCAAAACGCAGGTCGAGTTGAATATTCAGACCGCGAAGAACGCGCTGCTGGAGTACGTGTCGCTCATCGGCAGCACGTTCCCGAACACCAAGAACGGTCAGGCCGTGTTCAATATGCTCATCAGTCTGAGCGCCAGCGGCGCCATCACGACGATAGATGAGGTCAACGCCAAGAAAAAGGAGTTGTTCGACGGTTTGAAGGACGGCACTATGAGTGTCGTCATCGATGCGGACGGTCAACAGTTCATCATGAAGACCGAAGCCGCCGAGGAACTGGGGCTGGAGTTCAAGGATGGTCATTACACCACCACCCTTGACGCCGACAATCTCGCGTCCGAGAAGGTGCAGGGACTTATCGACTTGCTGTACACAAGCGGTTTGGACGGCAAGCAGATCATGATGTTCCTGAACGCCAAAGGCAATGCGAACCTTGAACTCAGCGATGCCAAGAGCCTGTTGAAGGAACTAGGCATGAGCGACACGGACATCGAAGTCTATCTGAACTCGCACGGCAACGCTCCCGAACAGACCGAGGTTCTGAAAAAGAAACTCGAAGAGCTCGGAGCTACGCCGGATGAGATCACGTGGATACTTGATGCCATTAACAAGGCCAGTGAGCAGATGGACAAAGTTGAGGAGCAGAAGAAAACCACCAACAAGGGTGTCAGCTTCAACATCGACGCCAACGATGATGACGCTCAGGTGAAACTCGCCTCCTATAGGGAGTCCGATGGTGAAAAGCTCGCTGAGAATAATATTCTCGTCAGCGCCGTCGATAACACCAGCGAGGGCACCGAGTCCGCTAAGGCGAACGTGTTCAGCGTCCCTCATGAATGGTGGTCGTGGCTGTTCGGACTTGATGGCACCAGTGGCCCATCCGGTATCGCGAAGAACGCCGTTGAGAGCATTCCTCAGCAGTGGCAGTCTATATTGACTGGTTCCGGCAATACGACGCTGTTTTCCAACATCGCCAATAATGCGGTTCGGAATATTCCTCAGCAGTGGTTGTCCATGTTTACAGGTCTCGGCAATACGCCATCGTTTGCCGGAACGGCACGAAGCCTGATCGGCAAGGTGCCCACCTATCATTCCACGACATTGAATGCGATGGGCAACGCTTTGGATGTCGCGTCGAACCTGCTATCCACTCTGCGGTCAATCGCTAGCCGCACATGGACGGCTTTCATCGACACGATATCCGGGGGTGGCCATCATGCTACCGGTGGTCGTATCTATGGTCCCGGTACTTCCACTTCTGATTCGATTCCCGCAATGTTGTCCAATGGTGAGATGGTGCTTCGCGCCGCAGCCGTCAAGAAGATTGACGCCGTGTATGGCAGGAGTTTCCTGAACACGTTGAACGCGGTCGGCAGTGTGGAGAAGGCCATGCAACCGTCCGCGTTCGCGTTGAACGCTCGCAGGAAGTCTCAGGCGTATGCGACTGGTGGCCGCGTATCCACGGCGAACGGCTCGTGGAATGTCGAAGTTAACCCGGTGATAAAGGTCGAACTTCCCGCGAATACGGGGAACACGACGAACAACACGGTGACTATCAACGGCGTGGAGTCCTCCGACCGGAGGATAGCCGACGCGGTGGAAACCCTTGTCGCTTCCGCCACTCGGAAACGCAACATGCGTCCACGCTGACCGTCAGAGAACCCCCGCCTGAACATGCGGGGGTTCTCTCCTGTTTCCTAATATCGTCAAGAAAGGTTTGTCATGGTTGAAGGTGCCGGCAATATCATCGGCGGCGGCTGGCGTTGCTGCGTACAAGCCGATATCGTCTCGCAGAACGCGACACAGGCCGTCATAGGCGTGCACATCATCTACCGTCGCACCGACCCGTCGCGCTGGGTGGCGTCCGATGCCGTGTCCGGTGGCGCTTGGGTCAATGGCGTGAGCACGAGCACGAACACGGTGAACTTCGGCTACCGGTCCTTCAACGGCGACGTGGATTTACACACCCAGCAAGTGACCGTCACGAAGCAGGAGTCCGCGCAGACGTTCTCCTGCCGCGCGTTCCTGAACATCCCATATGGTTTGCCGGGACGGTCGGAAGCGCATGTGAACCTCACGGTTCCCGGCATCACGTATGCGAAACCGAACCCGCCGAAGAACGTATCATGGACGCGGGTCAATGATTCAAGCGTGAAGGCCGCATGGCAGTCGAACTATGATAATGCGGCGCGAAAATATTGGAAGCAGATCTACGCAGACCAGTGCGTCGGCTTGAACGGCGGCACACAAGGCGCGTGGGGTCTGGTCAAGGCGTTGAACTGGGACGCCTTGAACTATTCGTACACGGGGTTGAAGGCGAACGCCCGATACCAGTTCCGTGTCGCGGCCCAGAACCCTGGCGGAGTGTCCGACCATGTGTACTCGGGCTACATCTACACGACGCCGGCCGCCCCCGTGGCGGTGAACGCGGTGAAACTGTCCGAACAGTCCGTGCGCGTGACCGTGGATGCGTCGAAATCGTATGTGCATGGCATCAGACTGCGGCGCAGGGTGAACGGCGGCGAATGGGCCGACATAACCGGAGGCACCCCCGGTGCGACGGCCGAAGGCTGGCTTCCCGACATAAACGGAATCCAGAACGTCACGTGGACCGACACCGCAGCTCCTGCGGGCCAAGTCCAGTACGCGGCGTTAGTGGGAAGACCTGTCTACGGCGATGACAACTCCAAGACCACGCTCTTCTCCGACTGGACGTACAGCAACACTATCCAGACGGCCGTGGCCCCTTCCGCGCCGACGATTCTGAACCCGACGCAGAACGGCGCGTATGTCGTCAACCAGCCGATGACGGTCGCTTGGAAACCGAACCATCCTGACGGTTCCGCCCAATCCGCCGCACAGGTGGAGGTCACCGACCCCACCGGCAAGACACACACCGAAACACAAACCACAAACACCAGTTATCAGCGCACGCCCGAAAGCTGCGGCTCGTATAGGATTCGCGTGCGCACCAAGGGCATCCACGCCGACTGGGGCGCATGGTCGAACTACGTGACCTTCACGGTCGCGAAATATCCGAACATCAGCATCAACAAGCCTTCCGGCACCATCACGGCGACACCGTTCACCGTGGCGTGGACCGTGGCGGACGATACGGGCGTCAGCTCGCAGACGCTTATCATCCAGTCGGATGGCGTGGAGAAATACCGGAAGACGCTGGACGGTTCCACGCGGAGCCTGAGAATCGGCGCAAGCCAGTATCTGCCGAACAACAATTCGACGTTGACCATCACGCTCATGGTGCGCGGCGGTTCCGGCTTGGAATCCAGCACGAGCGTCGTGAGGGAGGTGGACTGGCCGGCCCCGGCCGAGCCGATGGCCGCGATAGAGTCGAACAATGATTACGCGGCGTTGGTCATCGTGTCGTTCGGCGTGCCGGAGGAAGGCCAGTCGGAGACGGTCAGCGCATCCGTCATCCGTGTCATGCCTGACGGTTCGGAGGTGCTTATCGCCTCGAACCTGTTGGACCAGCAGTTGGCCGTGGACCCCATTCCCCCGTTGAACACCGACTTCCATTACAGGGTGGTCGCGTATTCGGCGATGGGCACGACCATCGCGCGCATGGTGGACGCGCGCATCGAATCCGGGTTCGGAGTGTTGAACTTCGGTTCGGATGCGGGCAAGGCGTTATTGCTCGGCTATAACAACACGGTGTCTCATAAGCGTTCCCATTCGACCAGCGAGTTTCATTTCGCGCGGGGCGACGGGGTGAATGCTCTGCCTTCCAGCTACGAATTGGACCAGTTGGATTCCACGGTGAGTGTCACCGGCGTATGGGAGTGGGACCAAGCGTTGTGGCTGCGGATACTCTCGTTGGCTGACGAATACCCTTACGCATGGTATCGGGAGCCTTCCGGCCTGCGTGTCTACGTGAAGGCGGAACAGTCCGTGAGCGTTGACATCGCGGACAGGAAGAACATCACCTATTCCGCCGACCTGACGCAATTGACATGGGAGGAGCCGATTCTATGAGCGATTGGAGCAAACCTTTCAAAGTCTCCTACCGTGTGATGCGCGTCAGCCGCCGAACCGGTTTGGAGACCGGACGATTGAGTTGGGTTGTTTCCGGTGGCTCCATCGAACGTGATCAGGATACGGATATCGGCGAATCGGGTTCGCTTACGGTGGAGGGTTCTCCGTCGTTGGGTGTCGATCGTGTGCGCGTGTGGGCTGATTGCACGTGGCATGACGGTAGCCGTACGTCCGTCGCATTGGGTACGTTCCTGCCGAACATTCCCACACGGCATGTGAACGGTGCTGAAGCGACATCGCAGTTCGACTTGTATGGGCTTCTCCAAGAGGCGGCGGATGACATGTTCGAGACGCCGTTCACCGTGAAGAAGGGTGAGAATCCAGTCGATAAGGCGGCGGGCATCCTACGCGGATGCAATCTTGAAGTCGCCGCCTATAATCCGGGCGGTTACAGGCTGTCGGAGAATTGGACGTTCGGTATCAGGAATAGTGCGAACGCCGATCAGGGCACGTCGAAACTCGACGCGGTGAACGACCTGCTGGACTTGGCGGGGTACGCGGCGGCGCGCACCGACGAGTACGGGCGCGTCATACTGGAAAAGTATGTGGAACCCGCCGACCGTGCTTCCAAGTGGAGTTTCATCGAGGGGACGAACGCCACGTTCCTCACGGAGATGACGGACGAACGAGACTTGCGGGACGTGGCGAACGTGGTGCTTGTCGTCTACTACGACACCGACCGTGAGTATACGGGTTTGGCTATCGACGATGACCCGGCAAGCGAGTACAGCACCGTGAACCGTGGCCGTCGCGTGGCTCGGAAATACGAGTATTCCAATATTCCCGAATCCGTCAAAACCGATGAGGCGGGTAGGAAGCTCGCCGCCAAAACGGCGTTGAGCTTGTTGAAGACCGCCCAGGCGGTGATTCACCGTGTGACGTTCACTCACGTGTATGCGCCGTTGAATGTGACGGATGTGGTGGAGTTGGCTTATCCGACCGGCCGCGTGTCGGGACGGTTCGCTATTCGTAAGCAGACGATCAGTTTGGATGCGGGTATTCCCGTCGAGTGTGAGGCGCGCATGTTCCAACGTGCGGGCACGAGTCGTATCGGGGAGGTCTCGTGAGTATTGACGTGTTGCGTGCGGGCAGTCAGCTTGCCGAGTTGATGCCGTCCGATAGGCCGGGCGGGTATACGGTGGCGCGTGTCGGCACTATCAGTGCGATACATGGCAGTGACGGGTATTTGACTGCTGACGTGTTGTTGAGTGGTGGTGAACTGCTGGGCTTGCAGTTGACTACGGCGTGTGTGAACGCTCGTCCGGGCGATAGGTGCGTGGTTGAGTTCTACGCGAATATCGGCGTGGTGACTGGTATTCTCGCACGCCCGGGCGCGGCCGCTCCCTTGTTTGAGTGGACCAACGACTGGACCGGCACCCCCAGCAGCGGCGAACACGTCGAAAAAACCGCGACGGTCGCATGCGGTGGTCTCATCTGTTGCGAGTTCGCCGCATGCGTCAAGGGCACGGGCGAGTACGGCGTGTTCTTCGAGTTCCGCGACGCGAACAACAAGCTCACAGCCTCATGGGTTGCCAGCAGCCCGATGAAATCTAACGCGAACAGCGTGCTCAGATGGGTGGTGTCGGGTACGGTACGGCTCCCGTATGGCGAGTACACGGTCACGTTGAAGACGACGCAATGGGGGACGGTGAGCATCGTCTCCGACAATCTGAAATGGGTGGACGCCTCATGGCCTAACGGTGTTCCGCGTTATGCGCGGTTGCGCATGGCGTGAAGTAGACGTGTCCCGCTCTGCCGTTTGTTCGTAAGCATAATACGTAACGCCTGACGATAGTCAGCTGACTTAGCCTCACACCATACCGTGTGGGGCTTTTTTCATATTCGAAAGGACACTGAATGTCCCTTTTCCATGACCTGTTTTCAAGCGCCGAGTTTTGGAGCGCGTTGATTCTCGCACTCATTGGCGGCGGTGGGCTTGGTGGACTGGTCGGCGCATGGTCGAACCGCAGGAAAAACGAGGCCGATATCGACGGTCTCACCGCCGACGCCGCAGACAAGGCCGTGAAGATTCTCACGGACAGCATCATCAACCCGTTGCGTGAGCAAGTCACCTATCAGGAGCAGCAGATTCAGCATTTGGAGGAGGTGCAACGCAAGTATTTCACGGCCGTGGCCTATACGCGCAGCCTGTTCCACTGGTTGCAATCGTTCTGCGAGCTTGTCGAACCTGAGTTTTTGAAACGTCATCCGAAACCCTCGTTGCCGGACGAGCTTCGCCCGGACGTGGCCCCCGAAACAATCGAATCCAATAAGGAGGAATAACAATGACCCAAATCCATATCAGCATTAGGAAGCCGAAGACGGGCGGTTTGGACCCTGTGACCGGTACGCTGCGGTTCCGTCCGGTACGCCGTCATTTCGACGCGGCGAAGAATCTCATCATCGCGGCCTCGTTCGACGCGAACCTGTCCGAGGATGGTGAGTTGACGGTTGACCTGCTGCCTACGACGCCCGCTTTCGTCTGGCAGGTCGTGGAACTGGCGGACACGCCGCAGGCGTACACGCGCTACGTCGAAGTGCCCAATTCCCCGACCAAGGTCGAGTACGCCGACCTCGTGGAGGTGGACGCCGGCACGTTCGTGCCGAAGGACATGACCGGCTCCCAATTGTTGAAGGTTCGTCGTGCCGCCACCCAGTCGGAGGCGGAGGCGCTTTCCGCCCAATACCCGGACGTTTTGATTATCTTCAATGAGACGGCGAGCGTCACCAAGGCCGCTATGGCCATGAGCACGTTGGAGTCCATCACGGCCGAAGCGCAGACGAACGCCGCGTTGGCGAAGAGCGCCATGCTGAGCGCCCGGTCCTCGGCTGATTCCGCGACCGCCACCCAATCCGATTTGAGCATCCTCGCGTCGAATGCCAACACGTTGGCGGCTAGCGTCGCCAATGATTCGCAGACCGTGGCCGACACCGCCAACGCGGTTGCGGCGAAGGGCGAATCGGCTATCGCCACCATTGATTCGACGGTGCAGGCGGTCAAGGACAAGGCGGAGGCTGCGACCACCGTACTGCCTTCCACCGGCACCGCCGAGGAAACCACGGAGGAACCCGGCAAGGACTCCACGCCAGCCAAGGCCAAGAAGGCCACTGTGAAGGAGGCCTGACCATGCCAGCCTTTTACGCCGGCCATAAAACCGGCAAACCATTAATGAACGGCCACACATACAACGCCCTATTCAACGGCAAACTCGTATGGCCGCTCGACAAGGACACGGTGGTCTCCATCGAGATCACGGACGACAAGGGCAAACCGTTGCCCAAGTCTCTGCCCGTCAACGGCACCCTGAAACTGGGAGCCAAAGCCACCTACGCGGACGGTCATGTGGGCGACCTGCTGACCACCAAGGGCGTGACGTTCACAAGCCGGGACACTTCCACCGCCACGGTCAGCGGTAACACGCTCACGTGGAGGCATGGCGGCACGATTCTCGTCACCGCTACTGTCAACGGCTTCACTTCCGCCGCCGCGTCCATCGCCTCCGCCTACGCGCCCGAGTCCATCAAGGTCACGGACGATGCCGGCCAGCCGGTCGATGCAGTCACCCTGCGCGTAGGCGAAACCAAGCAGCTCAGCATCACGGTATTGCCCGCCGCCGCGTCGCAGGAGTCCACAGCCACCATCGCTAACACGACGCTAGCCACCGTCACCAAGGAGTCATAACAATGACGAAACTTAATATCACCGGCGTCAAGCCGGGTTCCACAAGTCTGAAACTGACCGCAGGCAAGGTCACGAAAACAGTGCCCATTACGGTACTCTCACGTAACCTGTTGTCCTACGGTCCCGCGTCAGGCAACGGTTTGACCGCCACCGTCAACAGTGACGGCAGTCTGCACATCACCGGCACCGCCAGCAAACAGTGGGCGGGCGTGGCGTGGGTGTTCCCATGCCCGGTGCAGGGTAATGTGACACTGCGCACCCCCACGTCCATCACCGGTTTGAGCGTCAACGTCAAATTCCTCGACGCCAAGGGGGGCCTGCTGGGAAGCCAGCTCGTCTCCGGCAAAAGTGTGGCAGTCCCTGCCGGCACCGTCAACCTGCGCTTCGAAATCCTGTGTACTGAGGCCACGCCCACCGCGAAGGACGGCGACATTCGCGTCCAATTGGAATCCGGCGACACCGCACACGATTGGATGAAACCGGATAACACCAGCCTTAGGGGGGGGGGCGGTGAACTAGCGAACCTGTATCCGCGTGTCACCGGCCTGCCTAAAACATTAGGCACCGACCCGGGTGTCGTGGTCACGGAACCATCGCCGGGCACGTACCGGTTCAAAGGCTCCACCACACAAAAGGTTGACTCGTGGGATAGCCTGACATGTTCCGTCCATGTGGACGCGGGCACGTACACGCTGGACGCCTCCGACTGGCCGTATGGCAGCAGCTTATGGTTGATTGGCATCCAGTCCGCTCTCACCCCCGATGACGGCAGCGGACAGACAACCGCGTTCGAACCTAAGGACTATGGGCCGCGCCACCTGAAGGCCGGGACGCTGCGCCTCCGGATATTCGTCAACACCACGGGTGAGGTCGATAAGACGTTCACTCCCCGCCTTTACAAAATCGACTGATTTTGGCCCCACACCATACCGTGTGGGGCTTTTTTCATGGTGTCCCGATAATCCTGACCCACGACCGTGGGCCACAAACAATATTCATCCCAAAAAGAAAGGGGAAAAATTGGTTAAAAACAAGGACAAGCCGTGGCATAAGCGTCTGCTCGCCAAGGTCACGGCACTAGTCGCCGCCGTCTGTATGATGCTGCTTCCGGCTACCGCGCACGCGGACATGCAGGGCGTGGACATGTCCAACTGGCAGTGCGGTGTAGACGTGTACAACATGCAGGCCGATTTTATCGTGGTCGGCACCACATGGGGCACGGGACAGGTGAACAACAATTGTCTCGTGTCCGGCGTCAACACGGACGCCAACCGCATGATCGCTCAGGCTCAGGCCAGCGGCAAGAAATACGGCCTCTACCATTACGCGATGGGCGGCAGCCCGGAGGCGGAAGCCCAATTCTTCTACCGCAACACCAGCAACTATTGGCGTCACGGCATCGTGGCGCTCGACTGGGAGATGGACGATAACCCCGCATGGGGCAATTGGAATTGGGTACGCCGCTTCATGGCCGAGTGTGAGCGGCTTTCGGGTGGTGTGCGTCCGCTGCTGTACACCGGCCCGGTCGCCGGTACCATTCCGTCCGATATCCGCGCCAAATACGGTTTGTGGATTGCCCAGTACGCGAACATGAGCCCGACCGGCTATCAGGCCAACCCGTGGATGATCGGCGCATACGGCGAAGCCATGAGACAATACTCCGGCACGGGCGTGGTGAACACGTGGAGTCCAATCGACCTCAACATTTTCCGTGGCGAGGCATGGCAGTGGGACTTGTACGCCAACCCCACCGGCTCCACAGCCCCGGCCACTCCGGCCCCCTCCGTGCAGCCGAGCACTCCCCCGGCCAACACCAACACGGGTATCAGCCACACCATGCGGTGGGGAGAAACCATCTGGGGACTCGCCGTCGCGTATAACGCTTGGCCGTTGTCCGCGTGGCATACGCCTTCCGGTGACATCAACCGCTACTACGTTGGCGACGTCGTAACCTACGGCGGCGGCTCTACTGCCACTCCCGCGCCGTCCCACGGAGTCTCCAAGGTTCTTCAATGGGGCGACACCGTGTGGGGGTTCGCCACATCCCACGGCTACAACGTCACCCAGTGCACGGTACCCTCCGGCAACATCAACGTCTACTACGTGGGCGACACAGTGACCTGCCGCTAACCCAAACCGATGCCGCCGTCACCCCCGATGGCGGCATCACCACATCAATGATCGGAGCAAAAACATGACCGACAACACGTTGGACACCCAACTCGAAGAAACCACGGAAACCGGCACGAACAACATTCCCGACCATACGGCCACGCCGTACACGCCCGTATTCAATGACACGGTGCGCACCGTCATCTACGTGGTCACGCTCGTCGCCTCGGTCATCGGACTCGGGTTCATGAGCTTCGGCTCCCCCGAAATCGGCGGTTTCATCGCTTCCGCCGCAGGCATCATCGCCGCAGGATTCGGAGTCGCATACAACCCGGTACGTATGGCCGGTAAGTAGTCTCCGCGAATAAACACCACCGCCCCTCCCCCCGGCAGTAATGCTGGACGGAGGGGCGGTTTTCGCGTATTGCGATATACCGGCATGACGGTACGGGCTGTCACGTATACTGTAAATGTCATTTATGGCCCGGTTTCCGAACAGTCACCCGCTGGTGCGCGTGCCATCCCGTTCAAGGGAGGATAGGAAACCGGGCCATATTGCTATTGCCATTCAAAAGGCGATAATATTTTACCGTTCCTCATATCCCCAAGCATTCCCTCGCATAGGCTTCAACCTCACTTGAGATATTTGACCCATCCCCGATAGGTGATGGCATGAGCGGCCTCACGCGCACTCCCATACATCTTTCGACCCCGGTCGAAATAATGCAGGTGAAACATATTCTGATTGAACCAATCACAATTGCAGACATGCCAGTCCCACTTGTCGCCGGTCTCCCACACCTTCAACGCTTCTTTAATATCCGGCTCGTACCGGTCATTGAATACGAGCTGCCACATCGTAGGCATACGCCACACACTCGGTTTGAACGCATACAGCCAACCGGCTTCAACCAGTGTTTTCAATGCCTTGCGTACATGCTCCGCTTCGCTTTCTGGTAATCCCATTTTCTCCGTCACCCATGTCGCGTAACCGAGATAGCAGCGGGGAGGAACAGGCACGATGTCATGGCATGAACCGGGGCCGTTGAGTGTATCGGGAACATCCCTATACGGTGGCCTGCTTTGAGGGTCTGGCGTCATATCGCATAGGCAGTCGAAAACGTCTCGTTCGAGACTGTTTGCCGAGTCGATGAAAAACGATTCCGTCTGGAAGAGTTTGGCCGCGTGACGCTTGTTCTGGTATCCCATTGCTACTCCTCTCCTAAATGGAAATATTCCCTTGCTTGTTTTTCGGCCATAAGATTCTCCGTGGGCGTGCCTAGGCAGAGCAGCCATATCGCGTTCTTCTGCTGGAACACGTTCGCCGGCTTCAACAGTTTGAGTATGCCTCGTTGTTGCATGAATTTGGCGGCGCTGCCGATACGGTTCCATGCCGTCCTGCGTCGCTTCGGCAGTCCCTCCGCGTTACGCCGGTATTGTTCTTCGCTGATTAGTTCCGGGTCGCTTGTCGGTTCGTAATCGGGCAACGTCATTCCCAGATCGTTCATAGCGTCATTCCAACCGCCCCAATAGCACCAGTAGGGTTTCTCTCCTTTGTGTACTGCTTGGTCGTTTGGCCCGCACGCGCGTAATGCCATGTAGGTGAGCAGTGAGAGCGCGAAAGAGTCCGTGACGCGCTTACCCGAGTTGAGTTTGGATAAAGCACCTTGGGAGACTTTCTCATACACTCTGTCCATGTTCTTGTATCCCACGAACTTCATGCCTTTCCTCCATGTCTCGCTGTAGGCTGGGACATGGAACGCCTGTTCCAGAAACCCCCGTTTTGTTTGATCGCTGGCGGGGGTTTCC